ATTTTTTTATTTTAGGGGGAATTTTGAGGCTGCAGCCTTTCTAAGGATTCTAATACGTAATTTCGTTTCAATGATATCTTTTTAGCTAACTCGATTTGACCTCTTTCTTTTAGTTTTTGAGCATAAATGTTTAATTCATCTGAATCTTTTTTTAGTCTCTCAAATTGTGCTAATACCATGAATTCTTTCTCCAAAGAATAAGAGAGCATGTCGATTGCTCGAATGCTCTCTTGAGTTAGGGTTAATTGATTAATCTTACTATGGCAGTAGATCAGGAAATGCCTCCTTGACTACTTCAATAGTAAGTCCTTTAGGTGGTTCTTTATTCACCATCTTTACAACGATCTCAGCATCACTGGGATGAATACCTTCGAGTAATCCCATATAGATTCTTTCTCGCTTAAACTTTGGTAGTTTATTCCCGTCAATCGTGCGAGCGAAATACTTAAACTTTAAGTGTTCACGTAATAGATTTGCTGGACAATTAAAGGCTTCTGATGGTGTATATGGTGGATTACCATCAGGTACTGTCCACACTACACGATCATCGAAGATCCCGCGTAGTACGTCACGTAGAGCTACAGTTTCGTTCTTCTTTAAGATATCAATCTTTTCTGCTTTCTTGCGTGTAGAACCAACGCTTTGTAATACTTCATGTATCATTTTTGCCATTAGATAAATTCCTGTACTGACTCAATCAATTGATTACATCTTTTATTTATAAGATATGGTAACACCATACCCTTATTATGCCACTGATCTTGAGAATTAAATTCATCGATGATTGTATTTTTCAGATCTTGAGGTGTCTCTGATAAGTCAATCATCTTCTTATTTCGCATATAGTTGCGATACCATGATGCTGCATAAAGCAGTTCACCATCGTCTAAGTCCTCGACCAGAGCAGCCAACTTTTTCTTTGATAGAGGTGTCTGACGACCACCACTTGCAAATACATCATCGTCTGATAAGACATTTGGTACTCCATCAGAAGTATCACCACGCATGATGTGTTCAACTAAGAATGCCCGAGGATTCTTTTCTACAATAAGTTTCTTCTGTACCGGAGAAAACTGCTGTACATTTTCAAACTTTTGTAGTTGAGCAAAGTCTTTATCGCCTGAGATAATCATGACATCTTCATATTGACCAAACTCTTGTGTGTTTTCTACTAGTACACCAATCACGTCGTCTGCTTCACAACCATCGATATGTAGCACCTTATAAGGAAAGTTCTCTTTTATTTCCTGACGTACATTATTCATGATAGTAAATGCTGCATTCCAATCAAATGTAGACGTGTCACGTGTCTTCTTACGATTAGCTTTATATTGAGGATAAATTGAGTAACGCCAATTATTACCAGCATCGCACGCTAACACGAGTTCTCCATACTTAGCTTTATACTTCGTACGGTACATGCGAAGAGTATTGAGAATCATATGACGAATCATATCCTCATCATTTAATTTTTGTACTGCAATATTTGCTACAGCTATAGCACTAAAGTCGACTAATATCATTATAAACTCCGTTCAATTTAGGACTATTATACCACTATTTTCCGTGAATGTACATAAAAACTTTCACTTGATAATCAAAAACTTTAGGGTAAACTTCTGGATCTGCGAGTCTGTCGCCCCAGTAATCTATTAGTCTTTTGGTAAATGTTTCGAGTGTATCTTGCATCCGATGAATTCGTTATAGTATTCTTTTTTTAGCAGTACATCGTTCTCGAACTGCAACTTGGCCTCATAATAAGACATCTCACCCTTTGTCCTACAAAAATAGAGTATCTCTCTTTTGTAGTTCTCTATTCCTTTAGACTCTACAAGCGATTGGACTTCTTTGTTTGACCCGTAGTATTTCTTCCAGTCAGATTCCACTCGTGTTCGAACTCGTCGATTTCGCTTTGAATTTTTTGGTAATACTTTAGGCCTCCAGAAGTTCTTCTTACCGATATACTTCTTGCCTGTATCCAACTCAGTGATGAGATAAACGAATCCTTGGTAGTCTTCAGGTGTTTCATCGTATTGTGTTCCATCATAATACCACATACCATTATCTATAATGATTGTTTAGCAGAGAAATCTCCGAATGATACGTTAGGCTTTTCCCACCAGAAGCACAGATCTTGTGTCTCATTGTCATAGTATTCACCTACATAGTCACATTGAAAACGTGAGTGTATGTTTTGAAATAAGGCTACAGTACGAATATTCTCTGGATCGATATCAAACTCTTTAGTCATCTTATCATATATCCATACGTAGTTCCTACCGCTGATGACACCAGCTTCGGCTACAATGAATTTATGATATGGCTCGTCTTCAAATCCATTAATAGTATTTGCAAATTCGAGATCAAACCTATCTTTGAACTTCTTCTGATCTTCGGTAGGGTCAGGTACATGAATGATGTCTGTATACATCGTTCTTTGACCATCGACTGATAATGCGTGCGACATGATGGTAGTAACGATACCTGAAAAGTCAGGAGATACCATCAACATCAATGTACGTTCATCGATCCAATCAGGATCGTTTCTCTTAAAGTTATAAATTAGCTTCTGTATATTAGCTAGTTCTTGATCTCGGGAAATAAAATGCAGTTGTCTCATTCGAACGTATACTTGAACCTATCGATGTCTTCTTCATAGAGCTTAGCTATGAACTTTCTGGTGTTAGTATTATATATCAGCTTATAGTCGTCAGGATGTGTACCTTTGTTAGTATGCGGTAGTTTAATGTTTTCTAAACCAGGCACAGTCTTAATCTCATCTAAGTTTTCAAATCGAATGACCTTATCGACTTTATTCTTATCACTTTTTAACCAATGAGATTGATTATGAGATAACTTAAACCAAGTCCATTGCCATGGAACATCATGATATTGTTCTAACCAAGGATCAAATCCTTTTCGCATGACAGCAAGTTCATCATAATATCGATTCTTAAGTTTATCTTTACGACGCATCCTTTTGACTTGCGATTCGAGGACACGTTCGCGAAAGAAGAACCAACTTACAGCTCTCATCCACGGATTACGTACGACAGTGAAGATATAAGGAGGGATATCGGTCCTTTTAGGATCTTCAATCCACTCCTCGTAATCTGCTAATGTGCTATGGTAGTTTGTCTTATTCTTTGATGTTCTACCATTTGATATGTGCCATACACCATATTGTTGTTCTAAACTCTTCATCACACTTCGACCGGCTGTCTTTGGAATATGAATGAAGAGTATACGAGACTTTTTGGTTAGGTAGCTCATAACTTAGGATTAGAAATATCTTCTACTTCAGCCCTACGGCCACAACACGAGCAAAATTCAGGTTTTTCCCCGTCTTCAACCAGTACAATCGTTACTGATTCGCATTCTTCGCATTCGATTCGATACTCGTTTTCCACTTTTCTCTCTTATCTCCATTTTGCGATCATCGTCGCAGTAAAACCATTCTCGTATTTCATCAGAAGAACGACCACAGCCAACGCAATGGTCGTCTTCTATTTGACAAACCCTCACACAAGGTGAAGGTATTTTAGAAATCGATTTCACAGGCTCCACCAGCACAGGCTGCTGCAGCAAGGGTATCAACATCTGTAAACTTTTGTTCTGTTAAATCTTGCTTCCAGTTAACAGGCTTTAAGTTTTGTTGGATCTTATTCCACTTATGGAGAAGATATGCGTCTTTTAGGCAATGCTCACCTTTCTTCATATCATTCTTGAAGTAGTTATTAGCAAAGTTTTCAAAGCGGCGAATCCAATCCTTACGAGCAGAATTCTCTGCAGACTCAAGACTAATATCCATGCCATAGCCTTGTGCTGTTGAACATGCATCCCATAGATTAGGGAATACCTTCATTGCATCAACGACAAGACCAGACGCAAAGATAGCAGCAGTACCATATTCCTTTACCATCTTCTTCTCATCGATGACAGCAGTATTTGGTGCCTGATTGTAATCTTTATCTCCAGTTGGGGCCAAGAAAGAGATGCCCGAGAATGAGTAACGATTCTCGTATACGTACTTTTCTACTTCATCCCAATCATCAACGATGATAGTGTTTGATACATTGTGACGTACACCTTTATCAGCACATTGATCTTCGTTTGTACCTGCAACTACCCAATGCTTCTGAGCTTTCTTTACAAGGTCAAGGTGTTTAACTCCATACAGCTCATCTTTGAAGTATGATCCTTTCTTAGGTACGATAGGAAATGATACAACAACGTCTGTACCATTTGCAGACCATACTGACTCTTCTACCATATACGGATTTGTTTTCATGATTGCCTGAGTAATTTCAGACTCTTTATTCATTTGAACATTTCTGATATAGAGTGGAGAGTGTTCTGCGTGGATTCCACTTGCTGTTTGGAGAAGTACTGAAGCGTTGCCACTGGGTTTAACACAAGTAGTACGAGCAGCAGAATTAATCCCAATGATTGCAGCAACTTCTTTGTTAACTTGTTTGACAATCTTTGCTCCTTTTTCGAGGACCTTCTCATCAAATAATACTTTCGGATTATTCATCCATCCTGTAATGGAAACACCAAGCAATGCTTCACGATCGAAGATCTTTTTAGACACTGGACTTAAGAACCTAAAGTCTGTATATCCTGCTTGCATTGTGCCTAAGATTGCTCCTGCGCGACACGCTTTATAGAAGTCTTCTTCTGTGTGGCACATTCCACCATTGATCTCGGTTAGGTTACAACCTTGCCAGCCTGATTCCCCGTCCATTTGAGGGAACATACCGATCTCAACACATGGGTTAGTAGTGTGTTCTTTTGATGTGGTAAAGTAAAAACCTGGTTCACCGAAAGATTTGACAGAGTCCATGATCTTAGAAAACATTTCAGGAGTTGCTTCATCACGTACGATGACTGCTGAGTTGTTTGAACGACCACGCTGTGGGTTATCCATAAACCAATTACCAGTCTTAGCTGTCATCATCTCATCATCTTCAGGAGAGAAGAGACAAATAGTAGCAGAACGACGTACACCACCAGAAAGTACAGCATCGGCAGCATGCATACAGATATCATACACCGTAATCGGACGAATCGTAACCGAATCTTTTTGATCGATTACCAGACCCTGTAGCATATGTTCAATCTTGTCAAGCGATTTACGTAGACCTTCAGGACCAGGTGCTTTGAACCCACCA